AGGAGACATGATGTCTTCTATAGCTATTGCATCTCAAGGTACCCAAACTGCTTATGCTGACCCTTTGAGTAATCTTATTAGATTTAACAGAGGAGCTAGAGATAGACATTTCCCTTCAATGCAACAAGGAGATGAAAAACCAAAAACTACTGCAGACCTAGCAAAAGAGTTTACAACTATTTTTAAACGATATAAAGTTGCATGGGATGACTATAATGAAAATGATGTAATGGACCCTGAGCTTTGGCTTCAAATGAAAGCTGAAGGTAAAAAATTATTTACTTTTTATTCTAACAAAAATGAAATAGATAAAGATTTACCTCCGCCTATGTCAGTACCTGTCTATTTAAACTTAACCTTAAAAGGTATAAGTGGTTTTGCTATAGGATATGTATTTACAGTAAGTAAAGGTTTACTCCCAGATGCTTATGGTGACAAAGCATTTGTTGTACGTTCTGTAGAACATACTATAGATAAGAGCGGTTGGATAACAACTGTAGGAGCTTCAATGTATGGATTAACTGCATAATTATGTTTATACCAAAAATTAGAACTAAAGTCGAAAAAAAATTACTAGGTACTCTTGTAGATACTAAATCTAAAAGAGCATATAATGGTAAGTACGTAAAAGACTACAGAGGTAATTATTATAAAGGAGAAACTATCAACCGTAACTCAGAAAAATTAGAGTTTATACCAGATCAAAATGCTATAGATAAAGAAGTAGGTTTAAAGCATACTTATGTAAAACCTACTCCTAATGATTACAAAAATGGATTTTTCATTAGGTATTTTGTTAAAGATTCTAGAGTTGGTAAAGTTTACGAAATAACCAAACAAGAGTATACTGTGCTTGTTAAACAGAAAAAACCTTATAGACGTACTGCTAAAATGGAATGGTTACTTAAAGGACCAGCAGAAAGTCAAACTATAAATAACTATGTTTATCCTGGTACATCTGCTAAAAACGAAAACTCTACTAAAAAAATTGAAAGAATTCTCTCTGGTATTCAAGAGCAAATATTAAAAAAACCAGCTGAGTTTGTAATCTAGTATATTTTTACTATATTATTAAAAAAGGTTATATAAGTGTTTTATATCGTTGAACAAGAATCTAAGCTTGAAAGCCTAGAAAAGTTATCTAAATTAGGAATGTATGTAGATGTTATTTCATCTAACGACAACTATCATCCTAAACTTACTTCTACAGTAGCAGTCTATATTAGACTATTAGATTCTACTCATGGATATATAATTCCTATAGAACATGACGAAGGGTTAAACGTTTCTAAAGAACGTGTCTCTGAGATTCTTTCTAAATGTAGTAAACTATATACATTAGACAAAAAGAAACTTACATACCACTTTAATTTACAGGGAGCAATAGATTTATCTTTACTTTATTCGTTGCATAAATACGAAAGATTAGAGTATTATCATGACTTAAATTATTTTTACAATAAGTATAGAGATTTTAAGAATATAAATCAAATTATTCCTCTTAGTAAGTTATTTGAATCTTGTGAAAAAGTTTATGATAAAGTAAAAAGTACTATTAAACTTAAGATACCTGAATGCTTTGATTTTTATAACAATACTGCTACTAATGTATTTTTTCTATTAGAACAAGCTGGTTTAGGTATATACTATGAACCGTTTAATAATATGTTCAAACCTAAAGATCCTCTATTCAATATAGAAAATAACTCAGTACTAACATCTTATAATTTATATAATGCTACTTCTAGACCTACTAATGCTTTCAATAGCGTTAATTTCGCTGCTATTCCTAAGAGTGAACAACACAGGAAATGTTTCCGTCCCACCAATGATTATTTTGTTGAGCTGGATTTCGATGGTTACCATTTGCGGTTACTTTGTGAGCAGATTGGATACCCTTTATCAAGTGAATCAGCTCATACTCAATTAGCAAAACAATACTTTAATAAAGAAGAAATAACAGAAGAAGAATATGACAAAGCTAAACAGATTAACTTTCATGCAATTTACGGAAAAATACCAGAGAAATACGCTTTTCTCGAAGTGTTTACAAAAATCGATGAATTTATCAAAGGTCTATGGACCGAATACGAAACTAACGGAAGAGTCTTGGCGCCAATTAGTAATAAACCGTTCACTAAAGCGTTAAAAGATATGAATCCTCAAAAATTAATGAATTATATTATGCAATCCTTAGAAACTTCCAGAAATATTCTTATATTAAAAGATGTACTAAGGTATTTGCAAAGTAAAAAGACCAAGTTAGTATTATATACGTACGATGCATTACTTTTTGATTTTCATAAAGAGGATGGTAAAGAAACATTAGAAGAACTACAGGAGATATTAGAATCTGGGGGAAAATACCCAATAAAATTTAAATACTCTAAAGATTTATGTTTATAACAACAAAAGATATTTATAAATGAACAGCATAGTTATACAAAACAGATTTAGTTACGACCTAGATCCTATAGATATAAATGAAGATATGAGCAACAAACTTTTCTGTACATTCTCCACGGAAGAAACTTTAGAAAGTGTACTTCAGGAGATTCAAGAAAGATATAAGATTATTTATAATAAAATTTTCGTCCTTTACTCTAAAAGTCAAGATGAGTACATCTGTACTTATAACGTTGATTTTGGTAATGTAGGAGCGTTTATGGAAAATACTATATTAGTACATCGTAAAAAAGATTCTAACACCCTTTACACTATTAATGCTTTAAATACTTTAATTAAAGAATTAAACGGCGGAGTATTAGATACTACCTATAGAATCAACTGGCCTGATTATAGAAACTGTATACTACTTACAAAAGGTCCTGCTCTAAAAAGAGTTAACACTAAATTATTCAAAATTATAGAGGTGTAATGATCTCGCAAATTAGGTTATTAGAGCTAGAACTATTTTCGTTCTGCAACAGAACCTGTAACTTTTGTCCTAACCACTATATCGATAGATTATCAGATAATAAAATATTAGATATAGATGTATTCAAAAAATTAATTGCAGAACTTAAAGCTGAGAACTATAAAGGTGTAATATCTTTCAGTAGATATTGTGAACCTTTTGCTTTCAGAGAGATATTAGAAGATCGTATAAAATATATTCGTAAGGTACTACCTAATACTAAATTAGTATGTAACACTAATGGGGATTATGATTGGGAAGGTATCGATTTAGATGAGCTAACAATTATGGACTACGACTTTAAAATGTCTAAAGAAGAGTTAGGTTATTATGAAAGAGATACTAAACCATATATTGTAAGAAAGATGCGTCTAGGCAAAATAAATAACAGAGCAGGAGCATTAGAGGTACGTAAAAAGTTTGTTAGAGATTTTGCTTGCTATGAACCTTCTTATTTTGTAGGTGTAGATTTTAACGGCTCAGTAAACCCTTGTTGTAATATTAGATCAGATGTTAATTCTCATGAGGAATATGTTTTAGGTAACTTAGCAAATGATACTCTTACAGATATTCTTTTAGCTGATAAATCAGTTAGATTTAGAAATAGAACAAAAAGTTGCGACTTCGATAAAATTTGCTTATCTTGTAGTAAGAAGGCTGGTAGATATACTGCTGATGAACCAAGTATAATGAATTTTACTACATAGTTGTATATTTACTTTTTACTTCGTATATTATAAAATAAATAATAAGTTATATGGATTTAAATGCTATACGCGCAAAGCTGGATACGTTAAATAATAACGGCCAGCAAAGAGAGAAAACTGACTATTCCAAGATTTTTTGGAAACCGGAGCTTGGAAAGCAAACGATTAGAATCGTACCTTCTGCTTTCGATCCAACATTCCCGTTTAAAGAACTTAAGTTCCATTACGGTGTAGGAAAGTATCCGATGGTAGCCTTATCAAACTTTGGTAAGCAAGACCCTATTGAAGAGTTCGTTAAAGAACTAAGAAAGACAAATGATAAAGACAACTGGTCTCTATCAGGTAAACTTAACCCTAAGACTAGAATCTTTGCTCCTGTTGTTGTAAGAGGAGAAGAAGATAAAGGTGTAAGACTATGGGGATTCGGTATTACTATCTATAAAGCATTACTTGCTTTAGCAGAAGATGAAGATATCGGAGACTTTACAGACGTTATTAATGGATGGGATATGGTTGTAGAGCAGGTTCAAGGTAATCCTTACCCTGAGACTACTGTAAGAATTAAACCTAAACAAACTCCTTTATCTGATAATAATGATTTAGTTGATGCATGGTTAAAGACTCAACCTAATCCTACTGAAGTACATACTCAGTACGATTATGACTTTATTAAGAAGCAACTTCAAAACTACTTAAACCCAGGAGCAGCAGAAGAGGCAGCACCAGCTGCAGGAGCAGAAACTCCAGCTACACCAGCTACTCCAGCTAAGTCAGACTTTACTTTAGAAACAGCTACTGCTGAAAGTAAGGATACTGTAAGTAAGTTTGATGATTTGTTTAATGAGTAAAGGTGAGTGATAATTCTGGGTTAGCTGAGATTGTCTTTTACTCAGGAGGGTTTGATACCACTTCATACATATTAGATCGTTTAATTACGCAGGAAGTTAAAATACAACCAATAGTTGTAAAGGTTTCTGAAATAGACGGCACCGGTATCGATAGGCCTTCTGCATATCAAGAAGAAATATCTAGGCAAAATTTTTATACTAATTTTAAAAATAGATACCCAGAATTATCGCATAATCTCTTTGACGAAATAGTTTACGAAAATGAAACTATTTTAGACGAAGAAACTATAGAGATTGGTAAATATGCTTTCAAGGAAGGTATTTTTAGTAGAGAGGTAAATCAGCTTCTCTATTTTCACCAAGTAAGTAAAGATAAGAATTTTCACTATCCTACCATTGGTTATCAAAAAGATGATAAATTAACGGAAAAAGATATTGAGTTCTTCGAAAAAGTTCTTAAATTTAATATACCACTAGTAGAGACGACAAAGACTCAAATGCTAGAAAAAGCAATCGAAAATAAATACGATTCTTTTTTATACGAAACGTGGAGTTGTTGGTTTCCTCAACCTGGAAATATACCATGTGGTGAATGTGCCTTATGTGAGATTACTATAGTAGATACAAAGTTAAAATTTCCAAAAGGTACTTTAATTTAAACAAGTTATAAATGGCAAAGAAAAAACAAGAAACAATTGAAAGAGCGACTACTGCAGTAAGAAAGTCGTTTAACTTAAGTAATTTTAAAAAGAAGAAAGGATACTCTAACTCTTCAGTAAAATTTAAAGAGCAAGGATGGATACCTCTATCTAAGGCTTTTCAAGATATCACCTCATTACCCGGTATTCCTACCGGA